CCAAACACCACCACCTGTATATTTTACAAAGTAATCAGAAAGTGTATCACCTTCTTCACCTGTAACTTTTATTATCATATTTGCTTTTGCATAATAAGGTAACTTACTAAAATCTTGTATTGTATCTCTTATATGATACATTGCTGTACTACCTGCACCGTCTGACGTACTAACCGAATAACCTGAATTGTTATCTGTAGGTTTTCCGTAAATTACGTTATCATAACTTTCAAATGCAAATTTACCAGTTATACCAGAGTAGTTTGCTAAACCTTGTGAAGTAGATAATGTCGCATTAGTATCTGTTCTAACAGTTTTAAATCCTATTTGTGACGCTGAACTATTCCAGTGTGTACTAGAAGTACCATACAATAAAATGTCTTTAATTTTATCTGAGTCTCTAAATCCACTATCAGTTGTTGCGTCATTACCTGACGGCATTTGAAAGATAACTTTAATTGGATAACTCCAAGTAGGGTGATTTAAAGTTACTGTATATTCTCTACCGTAGTTTGTAGCTTTTACATATATTAAAAATTCTTCTTGTTTTGCCGCAGACTTATTTGTGTCAGCCGTTGGTGTAATAGATTTGTTAGCAACAAAAGTAAAATCTGCAATATTAACTAATTTAAAATCGTCTCTTGGATTTGTTGTAGTTAAATAACTTGCACCACTTTGTATAGTAACTGTTTTTTCAACACCGTTTAAATCATAAACTTTGATACCACCATTATAAAAAGCAACTATATATTGGTTTGCTTCATCTCTTTGTATACTCCATATTTTTGTTTTATTAGGATATACATTTGTACTATCTACTGTAGCGATATACTCAAGCGGCGGTCTTTTACTTAAACCGTCTACTATATTGTTTTGTAAATTAATTTGGTCAGAGCCTTGATTAATTCCTCTCTGTGTGGGTGTCTGCTGACTTATCCCATTTATAAAGTTAGGAATACTCTGCGAAACTACAGCCATTAGTAAGTCCTTCTGTGTGGTCTATTAATGATTGAAAAAGTATTTTGGTCGCCTTCTAATATGTTTAAATCTGATTCTCTTGTGTCTGCTTGTTCAAAAGCAACTAATGATTCTTGTTCATCTTGACCAATTAATTGTGTAATTTCTTTGTCCCCAATAAATCTAGCCGCAAACCTTCTTGCCGCTTTCATAGCAATGTATCGTCTAGCGTATTCTGGTAAATGTTCATATTGTTGGATTAATACTACATCTAATTTTGGAGCAGATTCAAAAACATCTGTGTGTTTTTCTAGGTTGTATAGATAACCGTCTCTGATTGTGTAGTTATATTGACGTTGGTGGTCATCTGCTTGAACGCAGTTTGTCGGTAGGGGGATTTTGTTGTTTGAGTCGAGTGACACTGTAAATTCTATGTGACGATTAAAGTTGTGTCCTGCACTTTGTATTGACATAGAAGTTTCGTCTAAAATATTTTTAGCGACTGATACGTCAACACTTGTTGTACCTGTAATTGAGTTCACAGGAGCTTCGCCGATAACGGAAAGCATTGTGTTGACAGCTTGTAGTTCCGTTGTGGGTGTTATCTGAGTTGTCATGCTTTTCCTTTTTTAAAAATTAAAGTAGGGGATTTAGTCTCCCTCGTCCCCTACTCCTTATAAGTATAAAGTAACGTAAAGTATTACGCTTCTTTAATTCCTACAGCCGCTTCAGGTCTTAGAACTCCATGACCCATAGCGTATTTAGCTACCATTAGCGTTCCTTGACGTCTAATATCGTAGTCCATTTCAGTCGCTAAATCCATTAACTTAACAGTTCCAACTGCTGAAGGGTGTGATACTAAACATACATAGTTAGCTAAGTTCACTCTTTGTGGGTATGCACCAGTAGCAGTCTTACCTGCGTCTACTGCTGTAGATGAAGATAAGTCAGAAGCAACAAAGTGAGGTGTAGGTACTAATTCAATACCTGCAATCTTCAATACTTTGCCGTCTTTTACGCCGCCGTTTGCACCACCACTGAAGTCAACATTAACTGCATTAGTAGCGTTAGCTAGTTTGTAATATTCCTCTAGTCTTATGAAGGCTTTTCTACCTTCTTTAGGAACATAGTTTGCGTCAAGAGCTTGAGCCGCTTCGAATAACTCATCAATCATTGCATTAGCCGCAGTTGAAGCTGTTGCTGAAGCAATACCTGTGTTAGTCAAAGTTGTACCTGCACCATATCCTGAATCAGATACGTTAGCAGACGCTTGTGACGCTTGACCGATTGTTTGAAGAACGTGCTTGTCTTTTTGGAAAGCAAGTGCTCTTCCTATTTCTGTGCTGTACGCACTTCTCACGTCCCAGTGATTTTTTGCTTCTTCGATAGAAGCTAGAAACGCACTAGAAAGTAAAAGGTCATTAATAGTAATTACCTTTTCATTGTGGTTCACATCAGAGCCAGTGATTTCTGCACCGATACTATGATAAGCCGCACCAATTCTTCCCATAACTGGGAAAGAAGCTGATTTACCAGAACTAATAGTTCTGACCATTTCAGCACCTTGAGTTACTGAAGCTCTGTCAAAAGAAGTAAGAACTTCTCCTGCAAAAACTTTCAGAAACAATGCGTCTTCTGTACCTGAAGCATTAACCTGACCTATTTGTGCACCTGTTGCATTAGCCATAGTTTTTCTCCTTGTATAGCGTTGTTAATAAAAGCCCTTACACTTTCAGTCACTATAAACAGGATTGTCTACCGCAGTAGGTCAAGCTATGTTTCCTATGTGATTAGGCAGTTGCCCTCAATAAGAGTGCACAACTACTTTATTAATTAATAACCTTTTTTAGGTTTTGTTTTTGGTTTTGGCTTCGCCTTCGGCTTTGCCTTTGGTTTCTTCTTTGACATTTATTATTTTCTCCAACTCGTCTAATGAATGTTTAGCACATGTAAGTTTATTGAATCTGTCTTTAACAACTTCAAGTAACTTATCATGTTCACCAATACCTACAGGTTTCTGTAAGTATATATCTATGACAGCAGAGTGTTCCGCAACGTCTGCTTCATAGGATTTTTTCAATGCGTGTAATAGCATTTGTTCTCCTTATAATTTACTGTTTGCAATCTTAGCTTTAACAGCATTTTGATATGCTATATCTTTTGCATATCGTGGGTCTGCCATAGCTTCTGTAACTTGAGCCCAAGACTCATACGAACCACCACTTGTAGGCGTTGCTTTACCTTGTACTAAATTTGGTTCACTTCCATTTGCCATGTCATATTTTGCTTTTAATCCTGCGACTGCAAGTTTAATAGATTCTACATCTTTACTATTTACAGTATCGTTATAGGCTTTCTTTTCACCTTCAGTCATATTCTCAGCCGCCCACGAAGCAATCTTACCGTATGCTTCTTCACCACCAACAACTGATTTAACTTCTTCACCTTGTTGTTTAGCTAGTGCCGCTTGTCCGTTGATAAAAGCGTCAACGTATGATTTAGGAATACCTGCTTTTTCAAGTGACTCATAAGACTTATCATCTAATTGTCCCTTTTCATTGTATTCACTTTGTAATGTTTCCATATTTAAACCTGCGTCTGAAACAGCTTTCTCTGCTATTTCTAAATCACCTTCAGGTTTAGATTCTTTTTTAGGTTCTGGTTGAGATGTTTCGTTCTCGAATGTTTTATCCTGAGCTCCTAATTTACTTTCCAATTCAGAATATGATTTTGCCATGTCTTCTACAGACTTAAATTTTTCAGGCAATCCTTCTGGTCTTGGTGTTTCTACTTGCGTTTGCTCTACTGGCTTGTCGCTAGTAGTTTCTTCACTTTTTATTTCGACTTGTTCTACCATTGTTACATTTCCTTAGTCATATTATTTGCGATTTGCGGAGCAACGTCTTGAGCAGTATCCATAACTTGTTGCATTTGCTGTTGTTGCATTGCCGCTTCTTGTTCCGCCTGTAATTGTTGAGGCGATTTAATTAATCCTTCTGTATCAATTCCCAAACCTGTAGCTAACCTAGTTAATAAGTCATTAGGGTTTAGAG